GTCATCATCGCTGTCAGACTCAACGTCCCAGTTTCTGCGATAATCACTTAGAGCATCGTCAGAAACAGACTCGTATTCGTCGTCTGAATCACTGTCACGGCGCAACGCGTGTTCGTAGTTGTCTTGGTCATGCGCCCTTGAAGTGGTCTTTCTTGCCTCAGGGCGTGACGATTGCCGTTTCTGAAGCTCCACTTTGGACCTCACTAGTGGAGGAATTTTGCCAAACATGTCAGCTTTGGGGTCCATCCACCTCCGCAGGGGATGTTGTGTGGTTTTAAGACTGGATACGCCTATTTTGTCGACTTCCTTCATAACGACGGGACTCTCACCATCCCAGTCGTAGACTTTCAGGTCTTCTGCCATGCTTTCCTTCGGACCATTAGCACTCGTGATCTTCCACATGTTCTGTATTTTGCCGCCATAAGGGTAAAATACTTCGGTCTCCATTGCCTTCATCATGCCTTTCAAAGTGCTCTCAAACTCGATGCCCGTAAAAGGGTTGACTGTGTCTGTAAAATCGGCACTCAAGTGCCTGTCCAGGCACTCGGGGTACTTCAAATTAATGAAGTCGATGAGGAAGGCCTTCATGACAGAGTAAAGATCGATGCACTTGCCGTCAACAACGGGAATATGACGCTTAGCGTCCATTGCCAAAACACTAGATTCGGGCATGTCGGAGACAACCAACCTCTCTGGAAAGCAACCCAGACTAGACGCGCATCCCAATAAGCGCATCATGTCGTACAAACGAAAAGTTGAGTCCTCTTCTATGTACATCTTTCCAGGATACGCTGCGTTGCGCATGAAGCGGGGCAAATCCTGGTAACAAACGCAAGCTCCTCGGTCATCAAAAATTAACCTAAATCCGCAGAAGAGGAAGGGATACACGCTCAACACGTAACGCAATCCACAAACCGTCAAAGGATGGTCAAGACGACCCCCGGGATACACAATTCCCTTGTAAGGACAGACACATATCTCGTCTATTCGAAAGACGAGACCTAGTCCTTTGCCTACAACGTCAATTGCTTGGGTGACCCACAATTTAATCTCGTCTTCTTCACTACTATGAGCATGTGTTTTCCACAACTCTACAAGTCGCTGCACGGCAACACACATTAACACCCCGTTCTCAAGCGATGTGCCAGGCATGCCACTGGGACTCGAGTGCTTCATCTCGTAGGTGCCCGTAGTGAATAAGGCTACACGCTTTGGAGTAGTCTTCACATACTTGTAAAACCGAGAGGCGGCCACACTGATATACTCCAGCTTCTCGGCTACAAAAGAGTATATAGGGCTCATGACCTCACTAAGTTGGTGCAAGTCGAAACTAGTGGCGTCTATAGACACTAATAGTATCTTGTTGCCACACACAAAGGCTATAATAGTGTCGTCTCCGCAATTGGAGTAGCCGTAACCAAAACTGTCCAGTTGTTCCTGCAATTTGAGGACGAACTTCATCGCTCCTCCGTGCGCGAAGCACAGTTTGGTGGCCGTGTGTACGGTTTCACTTTCTTTTCCTCTGTCACCTGTGATAATGTTCTTGACCCCTTTCTCAAAGGGTTGCATAACCATCATTACAATAAGACGCATCCATAGTGGAATAAGGAAATACAACCGCATTTCATTGTTCAACAGCTTTTTTCGAGTTACAATGTCCGTTTTGGCCTTCCCTTGGCACACCCAATTGTAAGGGTGTAGCTCCCTATCTTCATTGAGAAAGCTTTCCACGTCTTTGTAATCCTCCAGTTGGTCAATTTTCATTAGCACGGCATAAGCCAACTGCTGGTGATAGTGGACTGCGTCCTTGTTATCGGACTTACCGAGCGTAGGATAACCTAAGCCGACTTTTGTTGCAATCTTCACCATCTCACACTCCTGACCCGTGTAAACGATGTCATAAGGGTCTATAGCCTCCTCTCGAACGTTAGGGAAGCCGCAGTGAAACCCGGCAATTCTCAGCTCCCTCATACTAGGAGGCTGGACGGAAACTCTCCTGGTTTTCTTGGGTGCGTTACCAACAAAACGACCTACGGCACCTAAAGCGCCTGAGGTTGCGAAAAAGCAATTTTGGTTCCCATTCACAATACTACTATACAACTCCGCATTTTCCTTAATACATTCCAATATTTTATTACCTAACTGGGAACTTACACCAGTTCGCAAACGCAAACCCATAACACCGGGATTACCGGTGGC